CGGGCGGGGGCGGGCGGGGGCTGTGCAGGTGGTCCGTCGTGCCGCCCCCGCCCAAGGGATTGAGCGCGACGGACCACCAGTTCGGGGGTTACGGCGTGACGACGGGCAGGGTGACGTCGGTGACGAAGTGCTGCACGGACTGCGCGCCGCCCGGTGCGGCGAGCGCGGTGAAGGTGAGGCCGAAGTTGGAGGAGTCTTCGGCGCTGTGCTTGATCGCTTCGCGGTCGGAGACGCCGCAGCGGGCGATCATGATGCGGTGCCGCTTCCCGGACATGATCACGTCGAGGCCGAGGGCGATCTCGACCGTGTCCGCCGTGCTGCCGGACCCGAAGCTGACGAACTGCTTGTTGCCACCCGCCGCAGCGGTCGAGGTCATGTTCGCCAGGCTCACCTGGTAGTACAGCGACAGCAGCTGCGCTGTCGTCTCCCGGAACACCAGCTTGAACGTCTGCGTCCTCTTGCGGGCGAGGTCGACGACGGGGGCGTCCTCACCCCACGCGTCGAGCTGGGTGCGCTCTTCCTCGAGCGCCTCCTCCAGACCGTCCGGGGTGATGAACCCGAGGTCGGTGAAGTCCGAGCCCCATGCCACCTCCGGGCCGGTCGGGAAGGTGGCACCGACCTCAGCCATGTAGGCCTTGCCGGCTGTGCCGACGATGATGTTCGATGCGTCGCCCACGGTGGGCCTCCTAGCTGATCGGTCGGGGTGGGCTGACGCTCATCCCCAGGGTCATGCCGACGCGCCACACGTCGGCATTCGGGTCCTCGGGCCGGTCTTGCGGGCCCGTTTCCTGGCTGATGCCGGTTACTTCGCCGTCGGCGGTGGAGCGGCCGGCCAGCAGCTCCCAGGCGGCGCACACTCGGCGGGCCAGCTGCATCGCCTTGTCGTCGCTGGTGTCGTAGCAGTCGACGGAGAACCGCGGATTGTCTCGGCTCGCCGGGTCAGCCCAGCCGCGCACGTCCGCCAGGCCGCCGATCCGCAGCACCCGCACCGCGGGCAGGACCGCATTCAGTGCCGCGCCTTCGGGGAGCCGCCCGGTGACGTGCACATCGGGCAGGTCGGCGGACAGGAGATCGATGGCGATCTTCTTGCCGTCGGGCAGGACAACCGGCGTCGCCATGGCTTACGCCTTCGCGCCCGTGGACGACTTGGCGGCATAGTCCTGCAGTTCCGCCTTGGTGGCCTTGTCGGCGCTGGCCTGGTCCATGCCGAGGGTGACCGCGTAGGTGCGCCACTCGTCGACCTTCGCGGAGTCCGCCGGCTGGGCGTGCGGCTTGGGGAAGTCGTCGTCGCGCGCGGTGGTCGGGGTGGTGGTTCCGCCGGACTTGTACGGCTCGCCTTCCTGGACGGCGAAGCCCTTCCAGCGGTGCACCTCGTCTGCGGGGACCTCGATGATGTCGCCGGGCTTCTTGTCGCCCCGCCAGAACGTGAGCTTCATCTTCACGACGTCGCCGTCAGCCATCGTGGTTCTCCTTGCTGGTGAGTGCGGCGACGATGGCCGCGAACAGGGCGTCCTTGCGTCGCTGCTCGGCGGGCAGCTCGCTGTAGGGCACAAGACACGGGTGGGTCTTCTGGTCCTCGTCCTTGACGGGGCCGTACACCCAGCCGTCTGCCGACTTGAAGTCACACCAGTCCTGGTGCAGTTGCTCGCCTGTGGCGCCATCCAGGGCCTTGCGTACTCCCTGGATAGCGCTGTGCCGCTGCCACTCGGGGGCGTCGTCCCACGGCGGCGACACGGCGGGATCGCCCGTGACGATCTGCCACGCCCGGTTGGCGTCGTGGCAGACGCGGGCAACGTCGCCGATCAGCTTGTCGTCGGACATCAGTGGTCGCCTCCTGCGGCGTCGAGTGCGTGGCTGAGCGTGTAGTGGGGGCGGTGAATGGCGTGGCCGTTACGGTCCCGCTGCGTCGTGCCGTGCTCGACGTAGTAGGAATGCGGCGCATCCGCGTCGACGTGCCGGGTACCGTCGGCGTCGGGCTGCTCGACGATGTGGATGCTGTCGCGGTACTCGCCCGTGTAGACCGGGGCCGTGGCGACAGCTACCGACTCCACAGCCTTCATGCGGGCGGTGAAGTCTTCCTGCACCTGCGGGTCCAGAGGCAGCTCGAAGCGGATCGTCTCGTCATCGACCTCAATATCGATCTCCACGCGGGTGGCCATCAGCCCGCCACCTCCCGCAGACTTACGACCTGCCCCGCCAGCGGGCCGGCGGCCTCCAGACCCGCCGGGACGCCGTCGACCTCCCACACGCGGCCCTGCCAGGCGACGCGCATCCACTCCGTGACCTGCGGGGCGCCCGCGGGCAGGTCCAGGCGCGCCGTTGTCACGGTCTGATCCGAGGCGTTCTTCGTCTCCGAGGAGCCAGTGATGTCGACCGTGCAGCCCCGCACGACCGTCGGGACTGCCTGTTCCCAGTCCCGGATTTGTTCGTTGTAGGCGCGCGTCACGAGTGGGGCGTCCAGCACGGTCACGGTCTGGCGGCCGATGTTGTACGGCATCAGCCCACCACCCAGGCGAAGCGGGGGAAGTGCCCGGACGTCAGCAGCACGTCGGCCGCCGACTCGCATAGCCGCGGCGGGGCACCCGCACCTGGCTTCGGCGCGAACCGGGCGAAGGAGCGCCCACCGGTCGACATCGACGCCACGTCGCTTTGCGCGCCGGTCTCGTCATCCCGGTCGATCATCCAGTGGACCTGCCGGACACACGCCCGGGACAGGGTCTCCAGCACGGCGGGGTCGGTGATGTCGTATGCGAGTCCGTACAGGGCCCGGTCGATCGCCGCGGACGCCCGGTCGATCAGGCGCACAGCGTTGGCCGGCGCGGGCTCAGGGGCGAGCCACGCCTCCAGTTCGCTGACGGTCGCATACAGCATCGGCTACTCCCCCGACCCGCTGTTGGCGTCCTCGTGGACCTGAACCCACTCCTGCAGCTCCGTCTTGGTCGCCTCGTTCGCCTCGTCTTCGGGCATGCCGAGGTGGACGGCGTAGGCGCGCCATTCGGCGACCTTGTCGGTCGTCTTCGGCTTCGCCGGCTCGTCCGACTGGTCTTGGCCGCCGTCGCCCTGGGGCTCGGGCTCGGCGGGCTCGACGGTCGCCACCGGCAGCGGGGCCGCCTCGCCGTGCGCGTCGTTGGGGCGGCCGTACACGCTGGCGTGCTCCGGACCGGCCACGCCCTCCCCCGCGTCACCGACGGCACCGGTGTCCGCGTCCTCGACGGCCCGCACCCACTCGATGAGCTGCGGCTTGCTCATAGTGGACGCCTTGGTGGCGAGCAGGCCGAGGCTCACCGCATACGTCGCCCACGCCCCGGGGTGCGCGTCGGCGTCGGGGCGTTCGGGCGCGGAGTGCACGTTGCGGCCGACCCGGGTCGCGGCGGGGGCGTCCGCACCGTTCTGGATGACCTGCGGCTCGACGGTGCGGTCCGGGTCGAGCAGCGGGTCCCCGTCCTCGGCCAGGCGCAGTTCGCCCTTGTCGACCTGTGCGGCCATCTCCGGGGAGAGCGGCTCGTCGAGATGCAGCCGCATCCCTCCGGCGCCGATGTACTCGCGGGCCGCCATGTCAGATCCCCCGCGCCAGCTGGAAAGCCGTCACGGTGCCCGTGGTGCCGGACTCGAAGTCGACGTGGAGCTTGCCACCGTGCTGCGTGTACCGGGCCTCGGACAGCGGGCCGATCCAGCGGGTGGCGCCCGCGCCGACGGTCACTTCGGAGTCGCCGAGGGTGCGCATCCACGCGGGCCCGTCGGTGCCGCCGGCGCGGATGGTGACCTTCTTGGCGGTGCCAGCGGAGTTGGTGACCCGCAGTACGGTGCGGGACGGGTCGGCGCTGTTGATGACGACGCCGTTGGTGACGAGGGTCGAGTCGATGGTGGTGCCGGTCGGGTCGGCGATGTCGCCGCCGCCGAAGCTGACGGGGGTGAGTGCTGTGCGCGCCACGATTCCTCCTGTAAGAGCGCGGACGAGATGCCTGGAGGGGGGATCAGGCGGACGGGTCGACGTAGGCGACGGCGATTCCCTCGGGGCGCAGCAGCTTGGCGCCGTAAACGTGCAGGCCGCGGACGGCGTCGGCGATCGTGGACTCCAGGCGCAGCGCCTCGGTTTCCAGGATCTGGTCGGCGTAGGTGATCGCGCCGGGGTAGCCGGCCTGGATGACCTGGATGTCGCCGGTGGGGACGGGGGTGACGTTGGATTCGAGGACGTCGAAGCCGGCGGCCCTGCCGACGATGCCGTTGCGGAGGCCTTCGCTGGAGCCGGAGGCGTCGACGCGGTCGAACCGGTCGTCGCGCAGGAGGGCGCCCGTGAACTCGGGGGAGACGACGACGTAGCGGCCGACGGCGGGCACGTTGGCGCGGTTGAGCTTGGTGCGCAGCGGGATGAGGACCTTGTCCCAGGCGTCCGTCGGCGTGGCGCCGATGGCGACCGGGGAGCCGGTGGAGCCGACCACGTTGGACGGGGCGACGCCGGTGTAGAGGGAGGCGACGTAGCTGTCGGCCTTCGCGGCGAGCTTGAGCGCGGCGCGCTGCGTGGTGCGCATCATCGGGTTGACGGCGACCTGCGCCTTGTCGACGTCGTCGAGCTTGAACGCGAATGCGTCGCCCTGGTCGATGAGGAGGTCGGTGCCGGCGGTGTCGATGTCCTCGTAGTTGATCGTGTCGCCGGACTTGTAGGGGAAGATCGACGGGTCGCCGACGGTGACGATGCGCACCGACTGGCCCTGCGAGGTGATCTCGCCCTCGTAGTCGCGGTTGACGATCTGCGGCTGCGCGTAGACGAGGGTCTCGTCCAGGCCCGTGAGAATGCTCGCGGCCCAGACCTCACGCTTGAAAAGCGCGACGGACATGCTGAGTCCTTATCCGGCCTTGCCCAGGTAGGCGTCGAGACGACCTTCCTGCAGGGCCTTGCGAATCTGCTGGGGAGACATGCGGTCCACGTCCGCCTTCGTCAGCTGCCGCTTGCCGCCGGGGGCCCCGTCCATCGGCGCGCCTGCTGCGGGGGTGGGCTCCGGCTCCTCCGGCTCCGGCGCCTTGGCCGCGAGCTTCTTGTTGCCGTCCACCGCCGCCTTCACGGCCTTGCCAACCTGCTCGTCGAAGTCGGCCGCAGTGGGGTCGAGCTTCGATATGGCGTTGGCGAAGGAACGTGAATCAAGCAGCGCGTCGGGGTCGCCGCCGTACTTCCCGGCCGTCTTGTAGACGGCGAGTTCCACCTGCGTCTGGCGGGCCTGCTCACGGGACGCCTTGGTCTCTCCGCGGGCCTCGTCCAGTTGCTTGGCGAGCTCTTCGGGGGTGGGCGGCTTCTCCTCGTCGGTCTCCAGCCCGAACGCCTTGGCGACCCTCTTCATGAGGGCTGCCTGGTCGTCCTTGGCCTTCTTCTCCAGGGCTTCGCGCTTGGCCTTCTCGGCTGCGACGTCACCGCGGAGGTTTTCGACGAGGCGTTCGAACTTGGCCGGGTCGAACTCGCCCTCGAACTTCGGGGCCTTCCCCTTGGGTTCGCTGGCGGGCTTCGGTTCGGTGGCCGGTTCGGGCGTGGCGGGGGTTGCGGGGGCGGCCGGCTCTGGCGGAGTCGGTGCGGGGTC